ATGAATAACATCACCTTCAAAAAATAATGCTACATGATTTAAAGTTGGGTGCAAAATGCTCATAAGCAATACATCTCCATCTTGTAATTTTTCTTCTGGTCTAAGTTCTCTAAAATTAGTTCGCCAAGCACAGTCCTCAAACAAAGGTTTATTATTAAATTCTTCTAGTGTAGTGGGTCGTTTCCAATCCCTTAGTTCAATATTTCTTTCCTCTTTATACCAATCTCTTACCAAACTCCAACAGTCAGTTATACCCCATACCCATTGACGGCCCAATAAAGGTGGCTTGTACCCACAGGGTTCTAAGTATGCCCATTGTTCTGTTTTTGGATTAACAATATGCCACGGTAAATTACTATCTTCACAACTAATTTTATCTGCCTGACTAGGATCAGGAGGGGTGATAGGGTGACTATGAACCACCCCAACTATTTCCCCTGTATTATCTGCCTTTACATAATCCTCTGGGTCAATAATAAAACATTGATGCTCTGTCATTGACAAATTACGACAAGGAAAATACCTTTCCTTACCTTTTACATTTAAAAGTAAACCACAAGATTCTTTAGGGTCCTCACGTTGGGCATGAAGTAGTGCTTTGTACTTCCAACTCATTGAACAAACGTACCAATAGACGGAAATATTGACCTAGTGCACTGACGCTTAGGTATCCTAACTCCTGCTAAATCTGTAGGAGCAGCAAGTTCAAACTCAACTACTTCTCTAGTTTCCGTTGATTTACGATCTATTGAATATACTTCTTGTGGAAACTCAGCAGTAGGATCAGCAGTTGCATTTATTCCATCAGCAAAATTAACAGCGTCAATAAACTTAGCTAATGTTCTAATTCGTGTAACTGTAGCTCCTGTCAAATCATTACCAGTTGTTGTTTCATTAACAGATAAAAGTATTGATGAAATTAATCCTGTGGCATTACTAATAATTATTCTTGGGCGAGGCAACTGTCCTTTTTGAAAAGCAAAACCTGATGCTTCTATAGGAAACCTTAGATACTCGTTAGTTGCCCAAACTATTTTTCCGTTTGCGTTTAGATTACTACCAGCATGAAATCTATATACTGTGTTTGCACCGTGTAAAGTAGTTGATAATTGCAAAGTAAATAACTCAATAATCGCTGAGGGATTTATTGCTTGTAAGTTACTAAATACTGCTGAATTTACTGACATTATGATGCTGGTTCAAATACTTGTCTGAAAGTAGCTTGAATAGTAGCTCTATCTTTATAAGGTATTGACTTACTCCACGACTCACAAACAAATTTAAACTTAGTAGAATCTTCGCCAGGTAAATAATCAACAGGCAAATCAAAACTATCACTATCATTTGCTCTAGCATCTAAAAATGTTTCTATGGTATCCGCTTCTGTTTCCGAAACTTCGTAAGTAAAGTTAAAAACTTTTGGATTTTGATGTTGTGCGAGACCAAATAATATGCGATGTTCATATCCATCAGCAAAGCGGACAGTGCGAGTTAATGGTTCAGAGGTTTTTTGCTGTCCGTAACTAGGTTTTATAGAAGGAAACGTGGCCATTATGAAAGTAATCCTCCTGGTCTTTTCTGCTGTATTATTTCAGATTGTACCGCAACAGCAATTAAGCGACCAAGTTCTCTTCCCTGTTGATTATCCCCTTGAACATTTGAGCCAGAAGCATCTACATTTACAACTATACTTGTTGATCCACCTAAATCATCATTTGATGTTATGCGACCACCTGTGTTTGGTGTGAACATTTCTGGGCCACGCTCTCCAACCATATAACTTTTTCCTGCACTAACAGGACCACCATTAGCTCTAAAGAAACTAGAATTTGGGAATAAACCACCTAAAAATGCGTTTACACCAAATCTTATTAGTGATGTTTGTATTTCACGGAATACACTACGAGCAACATCCCCAAGTGTCTTAGTGCCATCTATTGCACCTTGAATAGCTTTTACCAAACCATCTTCTACTGTTTGACCAATACTTTTATATAAATCTTTTAATTTTTGCACTTGAGCCATCTGTTCTTCGGCTGCTGCAACTGCTCTTACAGCTTTTTCTATAGCATCTTCATTTTCTTCTCCATATATTGCAACCGCTTCTGCTATTTTTTGTCTTATTGCAGCTTCTTTATCTCCTAACTCAATTCGTTGTAATATCATATCTTTTTCCTTTCCTAAACCTACAATATACTCATCAAATTTTTTACCAAAACCAGTAACTTTTTCATTAGCATCTTCAATATCTTTAGTTATAAAATTAAGAAATTTTCTAAACAAGGGAAACTTATCAAGCATAGTAATCATTTCTTTAAATATTGCTCCTGTAGCAGTAACTATAGAGTTAACACCAAATAATATTGCATTTACTATTCGTAATATTCCAGTTAGAGCAACCATTAATGGAGCACTAATTATTCCTAATGTACCAGCAGCAGTAGCAGCAAATTTTTGAAATTCAGCAATTAATAAATTCAGAGCATTTGATATATCTTCAGGCGATCCCTGAACCATACCAGTTTGCATAGCTACTTCAGTTTGAATAGCTCGTCTAGCTTCTTCTGTTTTACCCTGTTGTTTTAATAAGGTAACTGTTTTAGCTAATTCTCTATTTACACCAATAGAAGATTGCTCTAAAGCATCTAAATTAATTTCTCTTACAGCATTACCAATCTCCCTAATTTTTTGAAGATTACGTTCTAATAGTGTGCCAAGAGCACTACCAAATATCTGACCACCAAACTCTTCTCCTGGTGGTGCAAGAACAGAGCCTAATAGACTACCTCCAACAGCACCAGCTCCTCCACCAAATAGTAAGGGGAAACCTGCTCCGAGTAACTGACTTTGCCTTCTTTTAGAACTAATACGTTTTTCGTTAGCAGCTTCTCTTTCCTGTTGCCTTATTCTTTTTTCACGTACTTTCCTTATGTCCATTTCCATCTGGAGTCTCTTCTGCAACTCTTCGTTTATTTGTCTTTCTCCTCTTTTTTCTTCTTTCTTGGCTTTTGCTTTTTTCTTGGGTTTATCTAATCCAGCAGCTTTATCTGATGCCTTTTGTATGTCTGCATTTGTTTTTAGTTGCTGTCCTATTGCTTTACTTATATCTAAAAAGTCTTTTGAACCCACCACAGACAGTTCCAGCATCCTGTTAAGGAGACCCATAGCCTCTCTACCAGCAAGCATAGTTTTTGGAAAGTTACTTATTTCTTTCAGTCTTAGCTGTACGTTTCCACCACTAGCAGCTTGCAGGGCTGCTCTATCACCGCTTGCCTGTGCAAAGGCAGCAGCTTCCATTCGTATCTTTTTAAAATTACCTGCAATTAGAGCAGTTGCTTTTTCCTGTCTTTCTGCTGCACTGTTGGCTTTATCAAACGCTAGTCTTACCGCAGAAAGTTCATCTCTTACTTTTGCTATAGATCTTCCAAATCCATCTGTTCTTTTGAAAGAAAATAGTTTTTCAGTTATTTCATTAGCCTTTTTTAATTCTCTTTCTAATCTTTTTGCTGCTTCCTGTGCTCTATTAGTTTTTAGTTTTACTTGTTTACTATTTAATCTGTCTACAGTTTTTTCTAACTGACCTATCTTTTTTAAGGACTCTTTTAACTCCTTATCTATCGTTTTTATCCGTATATTTAGATTCTTCTCTGCCATTTCGACCTAAATAAACAATTATATAGACTATTCTACCGTGATTTGGGTATAACGCTCCTTCTTTGTGTTCTATCTTGTGCTTTTTCTTGTTCTTCGTTACGTAAATTATAAAAGGCAGCCCAACCCATCATTTCTTCAACAGTTAGTTTGCTGCACAAATCCCGTACAGTCATTTTTAGCTCATTAGCTAAAGCGTATATAAAGTACCAATCAGGATTCGCTTTTCAAATCGGCTTTTGCCTCTTCTACCTCCTGTTCTGTTCCTGCTTGAAGCATGGATAGTTGTATTTCTTGGAGTACACCTGCTGCAACCTCTCTTCTTAAGGATGCCTTATCTCCATCAGCAAATAATCTTTTACCAGTCTTGTCTAATGCTTTTTCTATCATCAGTTGTAAGGCAAAGTCATTACTATCTTCCGATCCACTTTTTTTCTGTATCATTTCACGTTCAGCTATTGTAAGTGGATGCCAGTAAACAGTTAGAACTACACCACCGTCAGAATCAACAATATCGTATTTGTATAATTGACTTACCCCAAATTTATTTTTTAGAAGATCAATAGCTCTGGTCATAATTCTGTTAGATTGCTACTCTAATATACTACGAATTGGCAGAAAAAGCACAGGATACGATACCTAAGAAATGTGATCTGTCCTCAACTTCAATAGGTATTGGTCCACTTATCTCTCCTACTCTGGGCTTACAACTAAAGGTATCTGTGTAATCAGAAGCGTTTATGGATGTTAGACCAGATATTACAGATTCTCCTACAGCAGATAGCACAGAAGTACCTTTATTTTTAGGTACATAAATATTACATTGTACCGCACCAGAATAATATGTGGCAGCAGCTCCATGTGCCTGTACTGTTGCTTGATTGAAAGTTATTGATATAGCGACATAGGTTATTGTTTTACCTGACAAAGTTTGTGGAATGTTGTCATAAATAAGTTTTACTGTAGGGTCAGAATCATTTACTGAATCTGTTATAGCCTTTTCAAAAGCTGCTCTTGCGTTTACTAAAGTCATAATTTTGTAAATCTACGGCCTTGTGCTGGAGCTGTTCTACCACCCTCAACTCCAGGGGATAGTACTTGTCCTGTAGATAGTCTAATGTCAGGCTTTCTCCTAAATACCATTTCAGCTATTTCTTGTATTTGTTCAAAGTAAGGAACTACACTACTGTTCGGTGAACCTAGAGCCTGACTAGCATAGTTAGCTGTATTTCCTACAAATGCAGTTTCTCCAAACTTAAATCTAGGTCTGGTTGTATGTCTAGGTCTTATTATTGGAGTTCTATCCATACCTCTTTGTTTGTCCGATTTTACCTGTGTCCAAGGCGACTCCAGTGGATCTACTGCTTGAGGGCGTGATCTATCAGCTTTCCAACTTGAAGCAAAGAAACCTGTATATTGTGGACTTTGGCTAGGTAAATCATTTAAAAGTGTCAAAATCAGATCATTGAAAGCCTGATTTAGTTCTGCTCTTGTTTCTCTTTCTATACCGTCTGTGAAGGGAGTATCACTCATTAGAACCTCACTAATAAAGTAAACAGATAAGTTTGACCACCCTGTTTTGTGTCAATGCTTACTATCTGTGCAGTTCTGGTAGATCCTGCATAAGTTAATACTATCTCATCTTCCATATCTGGCTGGTTATCTCCTATCAAATCAGGAGTTATGTAAACTTTTGCCTGTCTTATCTCTACAGATAAATCTTCTTCGGATCTTACATACTCTACAGGAACTTTTAGATCAGAGTATGTTGTATCAACTGTTATCTGTTCACCTGTTTCTACGTTGTAACTTGATGTACCCTTTCTTATGTAAGAGATGGTGCTGTCAAAAGAAGTGCCTAAATCTGTAACAACCTGTTTGGCTACTGATCTAAATAGTGTATCTAGTTGTCCTGCCATTATCCTCTAACCACTCTCATCTGAAAACTACCTGCTCCACCCAGCATATAGGCTCCAAGGTAACTTTGTAGCCAAGGGTAAACATCCATAATATTATTTATAGATCCTGTTCCCTGACTTTCGGTATTGTATTTAACCTGTAGATCTCCTAGTTTTACTTCACTAAAATTACCATCTTTACCTGTAGTACCTGTAATAGCACCAGTATCATTTGCTAAAGCTCTGGCTAGTTCATATTGTGCGTACTTTATGTTGAGTGGTATAACACTGCAAGATAGTTCTACTCCATCTACTTGATAATTATTTCTTGGAAACTTGAGTGCCTGACCGTCATCGCATCTGTCTCCATAGAATACAAAGCTGTCGATCCATCTAGTGGCTGATATTAGTGCTCTATTCTTTTGATCGTCTGTCTTATTTGTCCAAGTTGAAGAATCTGGAACTGTCTCAAAGTAAGTGTTGGCTTCTGTAAGCGTGACATAGCTATTAGCGTTAGCGTCTTTTACAGTTGCATTTATGGTGGCTGCCACGGCTAAAAAGTAATTTTAGTTTTATTGTAGCGTAAAGAAAAAACCCCACCAATAATTGATGAGGTTTGATGACCACAATTTAATCCTATTAAGAAATAGTAGATGTATCAAGTGGTGAGTTAACGATTAGCTCAACTACAGGAATTAAGTCTACATCGTATGTAGCAGCCCAGTTGCTTGAGTTCATCAAAGCAGCGTTTGTTGGGTTGTCTGTAGCAGCACTCCACTTAGTACCCATGATGTGATAAGCACTATGGTAGTCAACAGACATAACATCTTGCTTAGATAAGATGTTTCTATCTGATTCAATACCTAGAGGAGACTGTTCGCCTTCAAGAATTGTTCCTGACTTAATTAAGTAGCAACGGAACTCTTTTTGATGACCAGATGCACCTGGAGCAGATGTATTAACTTGAGAGTCAATAACAACATTCATGCCAGCGAACTGACCGATTGATCTGTCAGTAACACCAACACCACCGCCACCCCATTGGATAGCACCACCAGAAGTTAGAGAATCACTAGAGAATGTCAACATACCAACCTGATATAGGTAGTAAGCAACAGATGGGTGAATTACTAGAGTATCTAGCTCTTCGCCTCTTTCTCCGAGAAGTGATCTTGCTCTTGCTGCTGTAGCTGCTGTTAGGAAGTTGTCAGCGTCAGCACCAGTACCAGCTTTTGCGATGTCAAGATGATTAGCACCTAGAGCACCAGAACCACCAGCAAATAGTCCGTTTAGCAGACTGAATAATCTTGCTGAGTTTAGCTTGTTGATAGCATCTGCAATTTGATTTCTAATGTGACCCATTGGATCTTCACCAGCAGCCAATACAGCTACATCATCAACAGCATACGCAAAACCTCTATG